TATCATTCAATGCTCAAAGGGGTAGCATTGCTCAAAATATGAGCACACGCGTCAGGGGACCGGCGCCGGGGGGTCTTCTGTATACTATTCAGAAATTTTGCAAGGGGGGGTTAAGTCACACGATTTCACCCTCTCATGCATCTATGTCACCTCTATGTCACATTACTAACTTTTTGATTAGCAAAGGATAGGGGGGTACAATGTGAGATAGTGAGAAAGGAATGCAACAAAAGAATCCAGACTCCAAAACAAAAAACTTTTACCCATGTCACATGCTCTATGTCACCCTGCTCACATGAGGTCAGATACCTTGCAGTCATGAATCTGAAAAGGAAGGCAAGACCAAAACCTTGGATGGCAAAGAAGAAGGGGCGCAATGTTCGCAGCCTCGACGACGGCACTTTGCAAACTGCCTACAAAGGCAGCGAGTCCAGTGTCGGCAACAAGCTGTACAAGACTGCTGAGTGGGAAGCCACCCGTCGCGCCGTACTGAACCGCGACCCAGTGTGCCAGTGGTGCTTGGGTGTTGGTATGGTTACGGAGGCCACAGACGCGGACCACATCATCCCGTCTCGCTACCTGCACACTCATGCGGAGTTCTTCGACCAAGAGAACATCGTAGGTAGCTGCCGTTCATGCAACAGTCGCCGAGCCAGCTACGAGGCCAAAGGCGTATATTATGAAACCAAAGAAGAGTGGCAGGATTTCCTTCGCCGCAAATTCATTTCCAAACACAGTAGAGAATGAGTCTCAAAAACTGCATCCCAGTGGCTAGGGATATTGTCATCAACAATCAAGTGGTGACTAACCATCTTGGGGACAACCCAGGAAATAAAGTGACCTTTGCTCGCGCGATTCAGGGTCTCGCCAAGCCATACATTACAATCAACGTCGGAGCTGCCGACTATGAGAGCACGGTGCGAAGAGAAAATGCCAGCGCTGCGTATCGCATTGATTACATCACATACGCCAACACCGGCAGTGAAGCCCTGACCATTCACAATTCGATGTTTAGCGTTATGCAACAAGCTACGGATGATGACTTTGACATTCGTATCTTGGACGAGGATTACTTCGTTGATGTCGATGGCGTTCACCGCGCAACTATCAGTGTCGTCTTCCGCACAAACATCACAACACAGTCAGGCGCATGAACCCATCAGAGGCTTTTGACAAAATGAAGATGGCCGTCCAAGAGATGGAGACCGATAAGTCTCTGGACAACATCAAGTCCCAGCTACAACAGAGTGGCGACATGGTGCCCATCTTCAAGTTAGACGCCGACGGTGAGCGGATGTTCACTATCGTAGTGGACTACCTAAGCGAACGTGGTCTCATAGAGACCGTAGATGTTATCACCATCACCATGTTGGCAAAGAGCCTGGCGCTGTATATCGCAGTGGCCCGGCAAGTGCATGGTCATGAGGACGTCATTCAAATCTACCCGAACGGCACGAGCAATGTCAGCGGCACCTTCACTGCACTGAGCAAGACGCAGGACCAAGTGCTGAAGCTGAGCGCCAAGCTTGGCCTTAGTCCAATGGACCGTTCGCGTATCTTAGGAGCCGCCGCCAATGCCGACAGCGCCAAAGACAAAAGTGCCGAAGGCGACGAGATTGACGAACTGACTTAATGAGCGTAGACTTCACCAAGCTGGACCGCATGTTCTCCTACGTCGAAGGTGTGGGCGATGGTACGGTGGTGACTGGTCGGTACATAAAGCTGGCCTGCGAACGCTTTGTCAAAGATTTGTCACGCGAAGACTGGGAGTGGGTGTTCAACCCTACCGAGGCCGCGCGATACGTCAACTTCATAGAGCGCGTGTGCAGGCATACCCGTGGGGAACTCGCTGGGCGCCTCATGGTGCTGGAGCCGTGGCAGGTATTCTTCATAGGCCAACTGTTTGGGTGGGTGTCCAAGAAGGACGCGAAGGTGCGTCGCTTCAATACGGCCCACCTGTTCGTTGCACGTAAGAACGGTAAGTCGCAGCTTGCCGCAGCTATCGCCATCGCTATGGCTACACTGGACGGCGACGGTGCTCCGCAACTGGTTACAGCAGCTACCAAGCGCGACCAAGCGCGAGAGGTTTTTGACGAAATACAACGATGTGTCAAAGGCAGTCCTGCACTATCCAAAAGGTTCCAAGTTCACAGGACTGAAATCAAATGCCCAAGGAACGGAATCATCAAGCCGCTGTCTTCTGACGCGAACACCCTTGACGGTCTCAATTTGAATCTAGCTTGTGTGGACGAGTTCCACGCCATGAAGAACGCGGACCTCTACCGAGTCCTTGCCTCTTCTATGGGTAGCCGTAAGTCTCCTCTCATGCTGGCTATCACCACCGCTGGGTTTGTACCGGACGGACCGTGTGCCCACTTCATGGCTGCTGGTAAGAGCATCCTTGACGGAGTGAAGGAGAACGACCGTTTGCTTATCCTGCCCTACGAGGTGGACGAAGGCGATGGGTGGGACGACCGCGAAGTGTGGAAGAAAGCCAACCCGAACCTTGATGTCAGCGTCAGCTCTGAACACCTTGAGTCTCAGTACAATAACGCCAAGCTGTACGGAAGTCGTAGCGTCACCGAGTTCATGGTGAAGCACCTGAACGTCTTTGTCGGGAGTGCCAGCGTGTGGGTACCGGACGATGAGTGGATGTCGGAGGGCAACATGATGAAGCCATCTGAGTACAAGGTCATGGATGACAAGACGGAGAAGCCTATCGCCTACCTGGGTCTAGACCTTGCCGCCACCGATGACATCACGGCTCTGGCTATATGTACGGGCTCACCCGAAGGATGGGGCATCGAGGTCCACTACTTCCTACCTGAGCGTGCCGTAGACAAGCGCTTGGACCGTGATGAGAACAGCGTGTACCTGAAGTTCAAGGAGTGCGAAAACGTCCACGTCACTCCGGGCAACGTAACGGACTACGGTGTGATACGCCGACTGATTAGCGGCAACTATGTGGTGGACGGACAGGTGCAGTACGACCCCGACAACTTGATGAACAAGTATTGCATCAAGGGGGTTGCATACGACAGGTGGAACTCCTTGAATCTTATCCGCGACCTGGAGGGTGACGCCGTTCCCTGTGACCCGTTCGGTCAGGGCTTCGCATCCATGTCTTTCCCTTCTAAGGAATTTGAAAAAGCTGCGCTTGAGGGGAAGCTCGCGCATGGTGGCGATGAGGTTCTTCGTTGGATGATGGGCAACGTGTCTCTTCGCTTTGATGCGAGCGGAAACATCAAGCCAGATAAGAGCAAGAGTGGCGACAAGATTGACGGTGTGGTCGCCGCTGTGATGGCTATCGGTGAGGCGCTCACCTTTGATGAAGATGACGACAACGACTTCCAGTTCTTTATGGGTGTCGTAGGAGGTGTGAAATAACTAAGCGCTCACAGCTTTGGTTGTACGTTTGCCCAAACCTTCGCCGTGGAGTCTAAGCCTAGTATTTTCAAACGTTTTGCAGATGCCGTCACTGGACGCAGCATCTTCGTTAGCTCCACCGCATCCCTTCGCACGAACTATGTTCGAATGTATGGGGAAGGATATAAGTGGGGCTCAGACGCCCTAGAGGTTGCGGCTGTCTATGCCTGTGTCTCAAAGATTGCAGACACCATCGCTAGTTTGGAGGCTAGTGTCGTAAAGGTAGGAAAGAACGGAAGTCGGGAAGTAATTGACAGCCACCCGGTACATAACCTCATTAGTCGAAACCCGAACGAGCACATCAACGCCTACGACTTCTGGCAGCTCATCGTTTCAGACGCCCTTCTTCATGGATGCGGTTACGCATTTATTGACCGCTCCGCTGGCGAGATGTTCTACATCCCTGCGGTGCGAGTCAGTCACACTATTGACCAACATACTGGTAAGAAGTTCTACAGCTATGATGGCGCTCCTGGACCCGTACCTGCAAGGGACATCTTGGAGATTCATGCGTTCCGTGGACTGAACCCCACGCACATCCAGCTACAGAACTTCACGACCGCCAAGGCCATCCAGGACTTCGGTGCCAAGTTCTTTGAGAACGGAGGCATGATGGGAGGCATCCTCTCCACTAAGGAGCACATGAGCCCTGAGCAGATTCAGCAGGCTACCGACATGTGGGAGCGCGAATACATGGGTCGCCACAACGCACACAAGATTGCTATCCTCGGCGGCGGTTTTCAGTATCAGCCCCTCTCCGTATCGCTTGACCAGATTCAATTCCTTGCGGCTAAGAAGTACACCACCGAGGAGATTGCCCGCATCTATCAGGTGCCACCAGCCATGATTGGCTTGGAGGGCAACACGGCTTACAGCAACTACGAGCAACAGGTCTTGCAGTTCCAGCAGGGTACCATCCTCCCGTGGGTGCGCCGCATTGAACAAGAGGTGGAGCGCAAGATGCTTGCCGAGGATAAGACGCTACACTGCTCCTTCAACGTAGATACGTTGCTGCGTGCAGACAGCTCTTCACGCGCTCAGTTCTATCACAACCTCCTCATGGACGGGGTGCTCAGTATCAATGAGGTCAGAGCGAAGGAGGGGCTTGGTCCTGTTGACGGGGGCGACTCGCACCACGTACAGCTTAACACTCTCCCACTTGACCGCATGCAGGACTATGCGGATTCTATCACAAACAAAACCGCAGAATAAGCATGGCTTACTACTACTTGAAAATTTACAACGCTCGTGACAATCACGAAGCTGAGGCCAAGGGCACAAAGGGTAAGGAGCGCACAGGCTCTCCCGTTTTTGAATGGACATCTGGAAACGAAATCAGTCCTGGCTCCGCTACCGGAAATGCAGAAGCCGCTCTTCAGGAGCATAGTCTTTTCCGAAACATGGATATTACGCAAGCCATTCTACTCGCTGGATGGACTGACTTTGATGACGCCACCGATGGTCCCTGGAGCATGAGGTACGGTAAGGCTGTGTACGCTTATGCTACCGGATATCACGTATCTTCTCCTGCTTCGGCAAAGAGCTCTGCTGTCTACAAGAACTTGTCCTAATGGCTCAAACCTACGGAGGATACCCAGACACTGCTAAGGCTGCCGCTCGGCGTGCCCTGCGTCACCGTGAGAAAAACGGTAGCAAGTGTGGAACCCCCGTGGGGTGGGAGCGTGCTAATCAGATTTCATCTGGTGAGAAGCTTTCTCTGAAGACCATCAAGCGCACCTTCTCTTTCTTGTCTCGTGCTGAGACTTACAATCAAGGTAAGTTCAAGGACGAGAACGGTAAGGAGATTTGTGG